CCATATTTCACATCAAACCCCTCGGCAATCCATATATATATAGCCATTAATAAGTTCTTCAAAGAATTATCCTCAGCGGTAGCATACTTTCCGGATGGTTGTATTCCAGGTGCCTCAAATATGTCACCTAAAATATCCAGTAAAATATAAATGTTGTCCGTTAATATGCCACTCAAAATTCTCTTCGCATTGGCATTATATCCCAGTTTGGAGAGTACTTCAAAAATAACTTTACTAACAGCTTCACTCAGACCAAATGGTAGAGATATATCGAAGTTCTTGAAATCCAACTCAATGATATTTAAGGACCACGATTCTATCTCCTTATATAATCCATCGGCTCCCCTATACATATCTATACCGACAGCGGACCCAATCAACGTTCTATCCTCTACAAGTAGGGAATAAAAGGGGGATAGGAACATGCGATTTATTATCAGACATTCAATAGATGACATATAGAAAACTCTGGTACGTCCATCTCTACACTTCTCCAGTGCTCTTGCTTCGTCTTTGAGCTTTGCGGTGTACACGAACTGACACGTTTTTCCAGTTTCGTATCTATCCAAACACTGCTTTATATCACGAAGTAATTCAGGTGTTGCATATCGAGTAATACCATCATCCCCAAGCGGGATATATGTAGCCTTTTTGCCTGGATATCCAAAACCTCCTGAAGTAGAAGCATTAACCCGTGAGATAAATGCATCACCTTCTACTCCATTTATAGCTTGTTTCACGGAAAGGGGTTCTAACTTAGTTATTCCCTTTTGTGCTAACTTTGCTAACATGCGCTCTATAACCATATCTGTCGCCTTGAGTAAAATGTCAGTCTTCAAAGTTGTGCGATCGCCACATATCTTCCGCATAGCTATATTGTATGGGTTGATATATTTCCCGTTTATAGTTATAGGCCTCATAACAGGACGACCGTATAATTCCGGGTTCAAAATGCCCAAATTTTCAGTAAAAAATTTGAAAACATCATCATGAAAGAACGTTTTCTTCAGACGTGAATGATTATCTAAAATAGTAGGGCTGTTTAATCTCCCTCTATATGTCAGGTTATGCATTATTTCAAACCTCATTATACTCTTAGGTCCTGGTTCTCCCAATTTCATTTCTATTAATTTTGACTGTGAGACAACAGTAAATATGGAATGATCCTCCATACCTGAAAGAGCTAATTTCAAATCATGTAACATGACTATCTTTGCGTATCCCATTTTACTCTCTTTTCCGCCACCTGCGTGAATTCCATATATTATGGCTCCTGCACCGCAGTCACCAACAATAGGAAGTCCGCACATACCAGAACCATGGATGGGAAACTCATATGATAAGTAATCACTCATTTGAACATGAGTATATGCGTCTTCCATTTGTAGTATATCAGAATGATAAATGGCACGTGTATCGTAATCAGCGATTACAGCTTTGAAAGTACGCAAGTTTTTAGGATCGCCAAAATGTTTAGTTATATCCTTAAATTGTAACTTAACGTTTATTAGTGAGACATCGTCAGTGACACGATGTATGTCATTTTTAGTTATCCTCACAGATCTCCATCCACTACCATCAATATGTATACCATTAGTCTGAGATATTTTGAGAGTGAACTCAGATAATCCCATCATAGCATGAGTATTGATTAGCGCATAAGAACTCTTAACTCCTAAAATATATGTCTTAAGCGTTACACCATTTCCTTCAACATGGCAATATCGCGTTTGACTTTTAACACACATCGCTAAAGTGTGTCGGGTACCCGTATGCACTGCTTGATATGGTGCTTCTTGTACATTCCATATAGCATCATTAACCGTTTTAATGCGTCGCATAGTACTCCCTGCACCATATTTTTCATTTATTTCATTATTGATTATACTAGTGTAGTCGAAGACTCCTGCTTCAGTGTCACTTTCCACTTTCTTCTTATTAAAGAGAAAGGAAAAAAGATCTACCTTATCGCGTTTCATATACAACGCAACACATGTAACAAGGGCAGCTCCCACAGATAATAATGCCACCGTACCGGTATCAATACTATAGGGATCAAATTTACATCCTGTTACGTAATGTTTCAGTCGATTTAATTGGTACTTCATCCTACCATATGCCGTTTCCGTCTTATATGAAAATACTAGACGAAGCGACTGTTTGGCCACCTTGTCAGGTAGACTAAGTAGTGATATAGCCATAAAAATAGACATAATTATAACCACAAATGACCAGTATCCGGTCATTAAGCATAAAACTAGGGTGAAAACTCCAGTATATATGAGTGATTTCTCATTTGCTCGCCCGAGTACTATCGATAAAGCTACAAACAGGGTTAGCTGGAAAAAGAATTTTACAGATGTAGTAACAAATCCAAAGCTCCACATGTACAAATCTTCAACGTGTTGTTTAACGTTAACTCTCTGTAACTGGTCACATACGCGATCTTTCGTCCACGCAAATACTTTGTGTCCAACGACACAACTCCGATCTACTATGGGACCACTATATTCATGCCATTTTTCTTGAACTCCTTGCACCGTGAAAATCCCACTTTGTGACACTACTACATCATCCCATTCAGGAGGATTATACGTTTTCTCTTCCGGATAATCGAAACCTTGAGTTTCTCCCATGCCATCGGATAATAGGATCTGTGGATCACAACTTCCTGAAGAAAATCTTTCAAAAGTAAGATTAGTAACCTCTATATGATGACAGAACAAACTATATAAGTGATCAGTTAAGGTCTCTAGGTTTTGAAAACTCCTAAGACCAAGTTTTTCTGATACGTTGTTTTTAGTTTCACCCATTGTATAAACCTCAAATGTATATCTATCTAAAAGATGACCTCCAGCCTCGTGAGACTTGATAGGATCTATCATATGAGAACCGTGCTTCCTAAATTCAGGTCGCACAGAAGGTTCTATAACTAAAAATCTACGCTTATATGCTGTAGGACATTTATACATAACATCTACATTTAAATGTGGGTTATTAGAATCCGCCAATACTAGTTCGGGACGCGCAAACGTCTCTCCCTTCCTAGTAAAAGCCATATTTACACTATAGGGCAAAGTATCAATTAAACTAGTTATTTCATCCAACTGCGTATCCCCATGGGAAGCAACATACTTGGGATTGTATTTTCCAACTTCTGAATAAAAAATAATAGGCTGGGAAAACGGTAAATATCCTTCCCAATACTCTGAATTTGTCACTCTATTATAGATTTGGTCATCATGGTATTCGCGACCTTTAGCCTTACTCCATAATTTAACTATATAAGGGATAAGGTGTGACTTCCCTATCGAAGACTCTCCGAAAAGGAGAACTCCAAAGGGCTGGGGTCGGGTACCTTTCTGTAGGGTGTCCTTTTTATAGGCTAATGCTACTCGGGCTTCCATCAGAAGCAATTTATAGTCCGACTTCAATCCTGAATATGGACTTAAAGATTGCATACCTTGATCAATAAAGGCTATGTTTTCTTCCAAATCCTTAACATAGGTATATACATCTATCCTACCGGGACTAGGGAGTCCGGAATAGGTCAGAT